GCTTCTTGATGTTCTGATCCTTCACGAAGCCTTTCGCCTGGGATGCGTTCTGCATAACAATAGGTACTTTGCGTTGTTGACAAAAGAGTTTGGCGACCCCAATGTATTCGCGCGAATCTAAAACTAGTCCGGCACGTGAAGTGTTGCGATACTCAAAGCGTTCACATACAACAATAAACTCGGACGTCTGCCAATTACCTAGCGCATCGTACAGCCGCTCGTGGTGCTCCCCCTCTATTTGTCCGCACTGCCACTTACGCTGTTGGTACTCCCACTCCGCCTCGAGCGGGTTGAAAATCCTCTCGCAAGTGAATGAGGCCCATCCAGTTGTACCGCCGGGATCGAGTCCGACAACTCTATACATAGAGTCCCCCCTGTGGTTCTTTGGGCTGCTGGTCCCGCTGAGACTTTAAGCTATACTTTCCCCGTATAAACACGTTGACCCCTATGTAGAAATCGATTAGACCGCGGTTAGACTCGGTCTCTTCATATGTCTCTCTAGCTTAGCTAGCTCGCGGATTTTTGACGTTAGTTGTAGGTTCTGCCGTCAGACATCGTTAGAGTCCGAGAGCTTTTTTGGCTTCGGCGATGTCCGCTTCGATCTCGTCCCGTTTCGCTTCCAAGATGGCAAGCCTTCGACGCCAACTAGCAAAGCCCTTCTCTTGCACCATGATGTTCTCTAGACGAAGATCGGTCTTCTTGCCGTTGCGGAAACTGACGCGCTCGTTGGGTTCGAGGCGTCGGCCGAGAGCCTCTTCTGCGATGAGATGATGAGTCAGACGCCAACGCTCTTTCGTTTTGGTGTAGTGGTAGCCGTTAGGCGATACTCTCGTATCCCCCGGCTTGTTCGCCGTTCCTCTTGGCATCTTGCCTCCTCTTGTGAGCGAGTCGATGATCTTCGGCGTGCGCATCTGTACAAGGTAAACATGGCTTCTCCTTGTTGTACAGATGCCTATGGTAAGCAGCATTTGTACCGCACACCTGCTTGGCGTTCCTAGGCTCATCGCTATCGTGGCGTAGTACGCGATATACGGCATTGCGGCTTATACCCAACTTGTGGGCTATAGCTGTCTTGCTCACACCTTGACTATACAGTACGACGATCTGCACGGCTTCAGTTGGCGGAACCCGGTAGCCGTTTGTTCCCTTCCTGTTCAATTTGGGCCGACAACTCCTCTCCATACTTGATGACTAGATAGTAGCCTCTGTCTGCCCAGTAGCGAATCAAGTAACCATACGTACGCCATTCTGGCGACCTCTCGCCGTTGTGCTTCAGGCGGTAGTCCATGTAGTAGTGGACGTCTGAGTGGGCGTTGCAGCAGATACGAATCATGTTGCTCTGGATATTCGGTCCGTGATAGCCCTTAGGCCAAACGTGATGGTCTTCTTGCGGGATCGTGTTCTCGTGGGTATGAACAGTACAGTACAGCCCCCTAGCCATTGCTCTTCCTCCTCTCTTCACATTCGCATTCCGTGTAGGCATTCGCGCCCGCGACGTACTCCGCCTCACAGGAGTCGTCATGTTGCTTGTCTGTGCGGGCTTCGTACTTCATGATCTCTTCTCGTTGGTGGAGCGTCAGCATGTCCCACGGATTGCTAGGACCAAAGCCAAAGCTAGACATCACCCCAACTCCTTCCTACCTTTGTGTCGACTTCGAACTTGACATAGTCGCCCACAATTGTCTTGGCCGACTCGATCATGTTGCGCTCTACGATTGGCTTCACCTCCTCTACTGCATCTTGATGGCACTCGATCAGGAGCGCGTCGTGCATCATGTTGCGGATGTAAGCGATACCCTTCAGTTGTGGTCTCAACCAGTACAAAGCCTGTAGGCATATGTCAGACGCTGTCGACTGCGGTATGAATGCTAAAGCTTCGTTCATGGTCTTCTCGCGGTTATCATCTGTGATCAATGCGAAGCGACGATGCCTACCCCACGGAGTAATCAGGTCCTCACCATCGAGTACTTTCCGCTTCACGTCTTCTCGGAACGCCATGACGTCTGGCATAGTCTCGAAGAGGAGGTCCATCAACTTCTGGGCTTCTGCTTCTGAGATACCGAACTCTTGCGCAATGCTGAACGCCTTACGTCCATAGGCACTCCCGTACACGAAGGCCTTAACGCGAATGCGTAGCTCCTTCCACAAGTCGATAGGTACATCTATCTTGCCTGGCATATCTGTGTACAAGCGGGGCGTTAGGTCGTCGAAGAGGTCGATGTCTCCGGCGTTGAAGATGTCACGCAGATAAGTGTCGCCAGCAACGAAACAGAGCACCCGCAACTCAGCCTGAGCATAATCAGACGAGAGGAAGACATTCTCCGGCTTAGACGGAATATAGAGTCGACGAATTCTCGCCTCTCGAGGCTGGTTCTGCAAGTTAGGATTACGCGAAGCGAGTCGCCCGGAAGTGGTGCCGTGGAGCAAGTAGGACGAGTGCACTCTACCCCGGTACAAACGTTTAGCGATACCCTTGACGTACGTCCCATGCATTTTTGCTTCACGACGATGCTGTAGCATGAGTCGCACAAATGTCCTCACCACCTCATCTTCTTTAGGCAGTTTCTTCTGGTAGTCCAAGATCCGCTGCAGCGTGTCTGCGTCCGTAGAGTCTACGCCGATCTCCATGTCGCCGAGGTACTTCTTGACTTGCAGCGGGCTATTCGGGTTGATGCCGCCGAACTTGTCGTAGTTCTTAGGCATCAGACAGTCGATCTGGAAGCGGATATCCTTGATCGACTCTACGTACTCTACGTCAAGCTTCTTCAGGTACTCGCGATCAACCGTGATTCCGTTGAGCTCCAAATACATGAGTTGGTTGGATGCACGTACAAGATGGTCATGTACTCGTCGGAGGTCTTCATTTCCTTGTTCAAACCGATCGCGCCACACCTCGTACATTTCGTAAGTGCAGCCCACATCATATGCGTTGTACTTGTATAGGAGATCTCGCGGTATAGCACCGTAACCAATACCTGGTCCGACATACCCCTTGATCTCCTCGTCGTATTGCGGAGCGCCGAGGAACTCGACTGCCTGGTACTTCAAGCCGTGAACACCAGGCCGCTCATCGAAGACGTACGACGCAAGCATTGTGTCGAAGTAAAGCCCTAGCCCTCCGAGGAGGGGGAAGAGCCCACTGAGGTCGAACTTTCCATTTTGGGCGACGAGCTTGTATTTTCGGAGTAGCTGTCCAAGTCGATTGCGAACCCTCTGCGACCCCATAACACCTTCATCGAGTACGACGACTCTGGATCGATCATACCCGATTCCAACACAGAGCATGCCGTATTGATCTGGATGGTCGAAAGCGATGTCTTTTTCAACATCGACCTCAATGTCGATGACAAGGACTCGTTCCGGATTTGCAACGAGGCCCGTGCCTGACGTAAGGCGCTCGTCGATCTCGGTGAGAAGTTGCAAGGCCATGTTGTCACTATCAGCGACGACGAACGTAGGCGGATTCCATATCCGGGGCTCATAGTGTACCTTTCCTATGTCGGTAACCAGGTGAGGGAACTGATCGCCCTGACGGAGACAGGCCGCAGGATGGAGGGTAGGGATAACGCGTAGTCCATCCACAAGTGTGGAGGGTTTGGCTGGGCCGACTCGGAGCTTAGTGACTCCTGTCTGACCAAGTAGACTTTGAGAGGCAGTGTTCCCCAAGGCAACTGCAGTCCTAACGTCACGACGGCTAAGTTCTGCTTTGAGCCTTGGCTGACATGCACGTATAGCCGCCGGTGGAGGAGTGGTGTTATCAGGCGGACGGCAAAGGCATGCGTTGGTAAGGAGAGCTTTCGAGCGGTCGATCCCATGGTGTTGTAGTACTGCGTCAAGTAGTTTTCCGCTCGGTCCCACGAATGGTCTACCTCCCCGAGTCTCTTGGGACCCAGGAGCCTCTCCCACAAAGGCAAGTTCAGCGTGTGCTGGACCATCGGAAGGAACGTACCGTCCCACCGAGAATAGGGGACACTCTTCGCAGATCGCATCGGGGTGCTTCCTTTCACTCACCGTTTGCCCACCTTAGGCATTGTTCGATCGGTTGCCGCATCCTGAACACCTGCTTCGGTTGGTTGAAATAGTTGTTCGGACGCGTCGGTCTGTTGCGCTTCTGTGGCGTCTTCAGTTCCAACTCTTGCTGGAACGCCGAGTAGCAATACGGCATTGAGGTGTCGATGCTCCTGATCCAATGAGCTGACTGCAGTAGGTGCATCTCATGGGGTACTTCAGGTGCTGCGCCGAACAGATGGATATCAAGCGAGGGCCAGCGGTTTCTGACGTTGAATGCGACTTTCGCCCGGGCCATCGTGTCGCCTGAGAACTTGATAAGTACTCTCGGAATGAAGATCGTTGTGATCGGAATCGACGTCCAGTTTAGGAACTTCTCGATACCCCTCAGAGCTTCATTAACGGACTGACCTTGTGCAACGTAGCCAGCAAGTGAAGGAAAATGTCCGTTCTGCTTAACTTCGTCGGCGAACTTTAGAGACCGCTCGACCGTCTCCCACGTATCGCCGAGCACATCCGGAAGCGCATACTCGGTTGGATGGTAATGCCAAATCAGCGATAGAAGCTCTCCGTCGGATGGTTGCTGACCCTCAGCAGCGCCGTTGTCGAGGATCACGTGCTGACTTGGATTCTGGAGATGCTGACGATACACCCTGTCGTAGTAGGGGTCCTTCAGCATGTAGGGTAGCATGAGTTGCATGTCTGTCTTGTTAGTGTCTTCTAACAAGCAGAGTGGTGGTATGAGTGCCAGTCTCACTCTGGTACCACCCTCTTGAATGTATGTAGGTCCATGGTGACCTCTCCGTCGGC